ACCAAGACTATAACCAATTCCACGACCACCATAACCACCGCGACCACCAGGGGCACCAGCAACAGTTCTGGTCCAGTTGCAGGTGGAAGAACAGTTATTGGCACGGCACTGGAAGCAACATCTCCAGCAAGGCGATCCACACTGTCCAGCACAACATCCACCTCCAGCTGTAGAAGTTCTGGAATAAGGGGCAGGGCAACCAGGGCAACCACCACATCCATTTCCAGTCTGAAACTGGTCTACACAGGTTCCAGCACTTCCGTTGGCACCAGTGATACCCATTGCACCACCACCGCCACCTCCAAGAATTGAACCGTTCGCATAAACACTGACATAAACAGTACCAGAAGATCCTGGATTGATGAACATGGCAGGTCCACCATTTCCACCATTTCTTGCTCCCTGATTGCTTGATCCAGGTCCAGATGCACCCTGAACCGTTCCAGATCCACCTGCGGATGTACCAATATTAATATACAGATTATAAGACGCCGTGCTCAATTGGGCTGCATATTGTCCAGTGGATACTGATCCAATGGTTCCATTGACATTAAACTGTTTGATGATATTGTACTGGAGATTGCTGTTCCATCCAACATCATTAATGTTGCATCCAGGAAGTCCAGTATTGGAACTATTATCATTGGTTCCAGTCTGTGAAATATTATAATATTTGATACTATTGCGAAACTGTGAGATCCTAAGATCGTTCAGTACTGAAATACCAGTTCCTAACGGTCCAGATGTTCTATTTTCAGTGCAGTCAGGTACAATTGGACCCGATGCTGATACACTGGTATTCCGACGCAATTCTGTTGCCGTCAGTGTTCCACTGGAGGTCTCCTTAAAGTTACTTCTTAAAGAACTGAATTTAATTTCACCAGTACTATAATATGGACCTGCCTTTGTGACCGTATATGCCATCTACAAAAAAGACCTGTTTCTCTTTATTTAGAGAAAACAGGCACGATTTCGACATTTTCACATCCTTGGGAAAGAACCATCTTCTCCCAGAACGATGCATCCTCAATCGTATAGAAAGTTGCGGTTTGCTTTGAAAAAGACTTCTTTTTGGGTTTCAGATAGACAACCTGGTATTTCATAATGATAAAGATGAATTGGTGGACCATCGTTCCAGTGTCTTATGACTCCTGCAACAATGAACATGTTTGTCAAAAGATATGTTCCGAATATGATTGTTCGTATGATTGCGACATTATCAGATTCGGTATTGTTATCACTTGCTTTCTGCCCAAGCGATTTCGCCCACAGTCTCCACAGATGTTTTCTTTTCTTCATAAACCGATTCTCTTGACTCAACATATATTAGTTCTGACCACTGATTCTTGTAACACAAGACCAGTAATCGCTCATTGCGATGTAGACTACACGCCTTATAGTTTTCCTTGTCTTTGGGTCGAACACAGACTTCAATGGTAATGTACTGGTCGTCCTTGAAATAGATCCAACCCTCAATACCGTTCTTCCAGGTTACATAATCATTGATCTGTGGTTTGTAACTCATACAAATGCGGATTCAAGTGGAGTTTGCTTTGGAATCATTGCAGAATACGGTGTTGTATCATTTATATCCACTGCCTTTCCAATGGTTCTGGAGTTGACAGGGGCAAAGTATTGCTTCTTTTTGGAGTCGTAGAATCCCCAGATACAACGGACGGGATCACCAAGATTGTAATCAAACCGACGCTTGTAATGAATCCAGATAGCAACAACATTGCGTTTAAACTCTGTCTGCTCATAATAATAACCTTTGGGTGCCTTATGCGGAAACTCAGCAACTAGATTCATTGATCAACAACAATTCTCAAATACTCTGGATTGTGCCCAGTCTTGACCAGAAACTCATATTCGGTCTTACATTGTTCTTTTGTTAGTTTAACCAGATGGGCAGCGGCAAGTTGCCAGTCATTGGTGAAGTTTTCTTCGATTCGATAAAGATTTTCCATTGTCTCAAGTCAGGAATACATCGATGATTCTGGATTCTTCTTCGTTGGCAAGGGCAAACTTCGGTGCCTTGACAATATTTGCCATGATACGGTCTTCATACTTATCATCAAATTGAGGAAAATTCACCAGAAGATCAAAGCATTCTTCATCATCTTGTGCAATGACACTGATCATTCCACCATATTCGGAAGAAGGAAAAGGAACCCAGTAATCAATCAGATAAATGTACTTCATTTGTATTTGTAAATTACTCCTTAATTTTAGATGAATGTGAAAGATTTGTCAACTGACGTTTGAGTTCCGTCTCAATTTGAATTAGATGAGAATAAAAGAATTGTTGATACTCATTTCCTTTAAGCAATGAAGTCAGATTGTCAATTTGTTGTAGGGCAAGAATCAATTTAGTTTTGTCGTTCATTGTACTTGCGAAGATGAAAGTTCTTTGCACCACTTGTCACAATATCAGTAACACAGTATCCAAAAGAAAACCAGGCGGCAATAATTGTCAGTGTCGTAAACATTAGATAAACTCCTGAATGTAATAATCTACGGTAATATCAAGTTCTGCTGCTTTGGATTCATACAGCAACTGAGTGTAATTTTTTGCTTCTTCCCACTTTTGGTAAGAATCAATTTGCTCCTCGGAGTGCTTCATAAAATCAGAGAATGCTTTGAGGAATTGTGAAATATCTTCGTCGTTCATAATCATCCAATAATACGATAGCAAACAGTTGCATTGCCTTTTCTAGGAGAAGCAATGTGGGAAAACGCAGCATAAGATAGATCCAAGTCTGCGTGAGAATAAGGTCCGCGATCATTGACGCGAACAATCACCTGCTTCATATTATCTTGGTTTGTCACCCTAATCTTACTACCCATAGGCAAATGAGGATGAGCTGCAGTCCAACGATAAGCATTAAACCGTTCACCATTAGCGGTTTTTTGTCCATGGAAACCATCGCCAACACCGTAATATGTAGCGATTCCACACATCAAAGCAGCAATAATCATTTGGTCTTAGCAAAGATACAATCAGGATGAGATTGAGGCAATTGGGCACACGCCCGATCATACGCTTCAAACATTTTCTGATCACGTTTGATCAACATACCATTCCACATCAGAATGGCAATCACAAGAAAGAACCAAGAATAAGTTTTCATCCGCAATCAAGATCGTAAGAAAGAATAGTAGTCATCTCAGAAATGATCTTTCGATTCAGATCATTCACATCATAACCAATCTTTTCTGAAAGATCAACCCAATCGTGATGCTTCATAAGAATGTTAAGCATCGCACTCAGTTCAGCGGTTGTGAATGCCATCAGCAAGCACCTGCCATAGGATTGACGTTGACTGCCTCAGTGTTGAAACCAGTCACTTCATAACCAAGACCAATACGTTCAGCACACTCACGTTGGAAATCACGCTTGGTGATACACTTGGTGCTCATCGTATCAACACCCTGAAACTTCAGAACCTTGTAAAGAAACTGAGTGCTGCCTTCGATAGGATAGTAATCCACGACCATCGTGCCAGTGGTGGAGGTCAGTTGCATTGGGTGTCTCCCGATTACCTCTGTATTATAGGTCAGAAGGACGGCACCACGTCGTTGCGTATGCCAGTTTCGGATCTGTCCATCTTCTCCCAGATGGAATAGAGTTTGTTATACAGTGCTGGAGCACTTCCATATTCTCTGGCGATTCTATTCTCATCAGCACCCTCAAGGTTTTGAAGTGCAGATAGAATCACACCAATTTCATGAACATTCAGACATACAAAATCTTCGCTCATTTGTTTTGATCCTCCTTGGTTACAACAGGTTTAGGTGCAGTATATGGGACTCTGCCAGTTTCATTATACATCAGTATGTCATACTTGAACTTACACTCAAGTGGTTTCTGATTACACATTTTCAAAACCTCATTGGTTGTTGAAACAGTAGACACATTTCCACCAAATGCAAATCCAATGATTCCTGCTAGGCACAGTGCTGGATAAACAGTTGCGGCATTCAATTTAAATAACATAATTTTAGTCCCAAGATACATTTTGAAGAAGAACACCAGGCATCACATAGGTCCAACCAACGCCACCGACTTGATACTCCCACTTATACTCACGTTTGTTATAGTTGTCCCAGGTCACATATCCCAGTTTAGGATCAAAACGACCTTTGATTGTCAGTTTCCACTTATTAGAGAAGATATTGCGAGTACGCAGGGCACCACCAGTCTCACGGGTTTCAATTACCTTACAGACATCTTCGTAGACGTTATTATTGGTCTCCAACTGACAGGGAGTTTCGTAAACAAATGGTTTGTAGATTTTAGGGGGTTTAGGTGCAGGTGCTGTTTGTGCCATAGCAGGGGCAGCAAACAGCAGGGCAACGGTCAGCAGAAGTTTTTTCATTCTTCGTTAGATTCGTCAAATGCAAGTTCAATATAATTGTAACCGATTACCTTGCGACCTTCGTGGGTTGCAGTATCAATTTTTACACCTTCATTCTCCAGTTTATCCAAACGGCGGGTAGTTGCCGTATTCATTTTTGTAGTCCAGTAGTAACTCATTTGGTTCCTCCATTTTTGTTATATTCTATCATAGATCTGCGGGCAGCGTAAGCCTCAAATTCAGATGGAAAAGATGCGATGGTACGTCCAGTATCATACCAGACCAAATACCATCGATTACAGAATTGCTTGATATAAATTGATTTCATACGGACAGACTCACATCAATTTCTTTGATATTCAAACCACACAGTTGATCATACACACGCTTGCAGATAATGTCAGTTGCTTTCTTTGCTTTAGACTTCTCATACCAGATGGTGCAGAGACCATCAAAGGTTTCAACACGAATGCGATAGTTTTTCATTCTTCAGTCCTCAGGGTAGAGTTTCCAACCATCAGGGCGGATGCCCAGTTCTTCACAACGCACCTCATAAACAATCCGCTTCAGAAGTTGGAGCGGCATTTCGTTTTCAATCTTTTTCTGAATGGTGCGACGGATC